GATGTTGAAGTCATTGCTGTCTGGCTTGATGCCGGTAACAAGGTCGTCAGTGATGTCATGATTCTGAAGGAAGTTTGCCCTGGCTGGCCCAAGGACGACGAGGATGACGATGAGGACGAGCCCGAGGACGAGCCCGAGGACGAGCCCGAGGACGAGGACGAGCCCGAGGACGAGCCCGAGGACGAGGACGAGGAACAGACTTGTGGACCGAAGATTCGATTTAATCCCGAAACTGGTGAATACTCTGACTGACATCTCTGGGGAGAGAATCATGAAACGTTTGCTCAGCATTTGCTTGGTACTCGTGTTGGCTAGTATGGTCCAAGCTCAGAAGATTCCGGCATCGGATAGCTTCTTCCGGCTGGAGTTGGGACCAGTCCAGAATGAGGGGATTGGTTGCCTATCTGAGTTGCTGAATGTGGTCCATGATCACAATTATGCCTCCGGTGAGAAAGGATGTGGTGAAGGTCACTATCTCACGCACATAGTCAACAATGAACTCCGTGAGAAGTACAGATGTAGTGTGACTTACATCACCGGAGGTTGGGGTTTCAAAATTCCATACCTCAATGCTCCATTTACCATCGAAGATATCATGGAGAGGGTGGACTTTACTCTACCTGGGGATAAGTACCCGGTAAGAGATTGGAATGACCAACCGTCTTATCTCCTTGATGAACTGGCAGCTTACATCAACGGAACTATCGTTGGTCTCGAAGCCGGACTCGCCGGTACATCGGAAGTCAGACTAAGTGCTCGAAATTCTGTCATCTTGCTCCACTTCGTTCAAGAATTGACTGTCATGTCGAAAGAGGCAGGTTACTCACACACTGATGAACTTGAACTCTTCTTCCAGCATTACCTCCGAGTTTACAACACTCGGATTGCACCTCATGTATAGGAGAAACCAGATGAAGGCAGCCCTGATCAAACTGGGAAGGAAGTTGCTAAGAGCCCTCCTCTTGAAGGCTCTGATGAAGAAATTGTCACGGAAGTAACATGTGGTCGAAGACCACGCTCGACGACTGAGTAAAGTCGGTACTGTACAAAGCGAGATGATCCCATGGATTTGATAACAGAAATGAAGATGACGATTGCAGAAGGGCTTCAAAGCCAATCTCTCACCACTCCTTTGAGGTGGGCTGCAAACCGTAGGATCATGGGGAATCCTTTCCCAGGTGCCTATTCGGCAACACATCACCCGTGGGTCCGGGAAATGCACAATTCAAAGGCTCCTTTCAACTACAGTATGAAGGGAGCCCAGTTGGGCATCACTGAAATCCTTATCAATCTCGCGTTCTACACCATCGACATGTTACGCAAAGATGTGCTCTATGTCTTGCCTACCCGAGGCAATGCGAGTGACTTCTCAAAATCGCGTTTCAATACGGCTCTCAAACTCAGTCCGTATCTCGACAGGGTCTTCACTGACACCAATTCAATCGAGATCAAACAAGCCGGCTCAAACACACTCTACATTCGTGGTAGCCGGGGTGACTCCAACTTGAAGTCAATCCCTGTTAGTGTATTGCTGCTGGACGAACTGGATGAAATGAGTCAGCGGGCTATCAACTTAGCTCTAACTCGTTTGGACGGACAACTCGACAAACATGTGTGGGGCATCTCTACCCCAACGGTACCCGACTATGGTATCCATGAGTTGTACAAAGATAGCACTCAGGAACAGTTCATCTTCAAGTGCCCCTGTTGTGGACGCTTGACAAGATTGATCTGGCCTGATTGTGTTGAGATTATTGGCGAAGGAGTCCATGATATTCGTTGCAAGGAATCATTCCTCAAGTGCAAAGAATGTGGTGGCAAGTTACACCAAGAGGCGAAACCAGAGTGGCTAGGGAAAGCCAAATGGGAAGTCGGTAATGCGAACGGCAACACGGACATCCGAGGTTTTAACATTTCGCAACTGTACTCTTACACAGTCAGTCCTGGGGAATTAGTAACAGCACACTTCAAGGGATACGGAAATGAAGCCGCCAATGTTGAATTCCACAACTCCAAAATGGGGCAACCATTCATTGGAGATGGGGCAAGGATCACTGAGACAGATGTCGAAGCCTGTATCAAAGGTCACTCGAAAGAAGACGCCCGTCCCACCGGGGGAAACCGCATCATTACTATGGGCGTCGACCAAGGAAAATGGAACTATGTCGAAGTTACTGAATGGTTCTTTGATCGTTTTGATCACGATCTCAACGTTGCTGCGAAGGCGAAGGTTCTCTTTGAGACCAAATTCCATGAAGAGAACTGGAACTTCCTTGATGAAATGATGCGAGAGTGGCAAGTCCACGCCTGTGTGATCGATGCTGATCCTCAGATCATGGAAGCCCGTCGCTTTGCTCGGAGGTTTCCGGGCTATGTTTGGTTGTGCCGTTTCCGACGTGGGGTAACAGCCAAAGAGATTTCGGTGTCTGACGATGATAATTTCAGTCCGATAGCCACCGTAGATAGAACAAACTGGTTTAGTGCGGCTTTGGGTCGATTTCGTGAACCCCGCCGTATCATACTTCCTCGTGATGTGTCATTGGAGTATCGGGAACATATCAAAGTTCCGATCAGGACATACGTGAAGGAAGGTTCGGTTGAGGATCAACGGAAACGACAGACAGATAATCTTGTCGCCAAGTACATCTCAACAGGTCCTGATCATTACGCCCTTTCCCGTGTCTATAGTGAAATTGCTCTACCCTTTGCGGCGAGTCTCACTAGCGGCGAAGACATTGAGAAATTTCTCTGATAAGGTTCAACCATGGCAAAACAGAAAATAGTTGATTTCCGTATTCCGGGATATCTTACCACGATGACCGATTGGACAAAGTATCGGTTGACATACAAAGGTGGTACAGATTTCCGTCAGAATTACTTGCAGCAATACACCTCCCGGGAAACTATCGCACAGTTTAATGACCGGAGGGATTTGACTCCAATTCCGACGTTTGCCAAAGCATCAGTCAATGCTATCCGAAACGCCATCTACCAGCCGATGATCGATATCGTTCGCCGGGATGGGAGTGAAGCATACCTGAATGCCGTTGCTGGTAAGGATATGGGAGTTGATCGTCGTGGTGCCAGTATGAATGCCTTCATGGGGCAACAAATCCTGGAAGAGTTGCTGGTGATGGGGAGTGTAGGCGTTTTTGTTGATGCCCCCGAAGTTGCGGCAGCATCGACCCTCGCCGACATTGGAGATTTCCGTCCTTTCTTGTACCCCTACAAAGTCGAAAACATCCTCAGCTATGCTTGCAACCAACCTGAACATCCTTCTGAATTCAGTTCTCTACTCCTGAGAGATACCGTCATCGAATATGACAGTTCTTCAGGGTTGCCGACAGCAGAAACAGATCGATACCGTCACCTCTGGATCGACGATGATGGTCTGGTAAGCATCCAATTCTACAATGCAGACGATGATCCCATTGATAGGGATGGAAACGTTTCGGGTCCGATTCAGATGAACTTGAATCGCATCCCGTTTGTCATTCTCGACATTGGTGGAAGTCTTCTGATCGATGTCTGTGAGTACCAGATCGCTCTACTGAATTTATCGTCCTCAGATGTGAACTACGCTCTTCAAGCTAACTTCCCGTTCTACACTGAACAAACAGATGGACGGGGCGTAGGAGCCCATCTAAAGGATGCAGCTAATCCCGATGGGACAGCAACAGCCGGTGGGCAAGGAGCCCACGAGAAAGAGATCAAAGTTGGGGTAACCCAAGGGCGTCGTTATCCAAAAGATACCGACCGACCTGGATTCATTCACCCATCGAGTGAACCCCTCCAAGCTTCAATGGCTCTTCAGGCGAAGATGGAAGGTGACATTCGGACCTTGGTGAACTTGGCAGTAACGACCCTCGCTTCGAGGGCATCGGCGGAATCCAAGTCGTTGGACAACCGTGGACTCGAAGCTGGACTGTCATACATCGGGCTGAAACTCGAAGCGGCTGAACGGCAAATCACAGAGTTTTGGGCTGCTTACGAGCAGTCGAGTAAACCAGCCCGTCAGATTGCTACCATCAAGTATCCGGATCGATACAGTCTCAAGACTGATGAAGATCGTATCGAAGAAGCCGGAAAACTCAGTGATGTTATTCTAGGGACACCTAGCAAAACAGCCCGGAAAGAACTCTGGAAATCTGTTGTGATGACATTGTTGGGTGGGAAAGTAAGTCCTGACAGGATTGCGGAAATCATGGATGAGATCGATAAGTCGAAATTCACAACTGCTGACCCCGAAGTAATCATCGCTGCGAAAGATGCTGGTCTTGTTGGAGAACAATTAGCATCCATTGCTCTTGGTTTCCCAGAGGATGAATATCTCCAAGCACGCGAAGATCACATCTCAAGATTGGAAGCAATTGCAGAACATCAAGGTGTTATCGATGTAGCTCCTCTGGGAGCAGCTTCAAGAGGTGTTGTCGATCTCGATGATGAACCAGCGAGTTCGGGCTCGACCGAAAAAGCTGAAAGTCGAGAGACTGATACCGAAGATTCAACAAAAGACCGTACCCGTGGTGCTGGTCAGAACAATGACAAGGAGTAACCCATGGGTGGTTATGTAAGTATCGCAAGAGAAGCGAGTGAAGAGTTTTCAACTGGCCATGGCTCGGTAGGAACAACTCCTGTTGTTCGTCTCGCTTCTGCTGAGGCACCTGTTGAAAAGTACGTTGAAGTCAAGGCTGACTTGACTAACACCGACAATATTTTCGTTGGTATCATCACAGTGACGATCACAACGGGTTTCTTGCTTGATGCCGGTGAATCTGTAAGGATTCCCATCAACGATTTGAGCAAGGTCTATGTCGTCGCTGATGCAGCCGCACAAGGCTTCTCATGGCTCGCTGTCTAAGGAGGTGATTCTTGGCTATTACTACTTCCTACTATGGAAACCTCGTGGAAGCGGGGGAATACTTTGACATCCGTTTTCGTGAGAGAGCATGGTCCAATGCGGACCCTGTTGACAGACCAAAAGCCCTCTGGGCTGCCTCCGTGATTCTTGATGCGTTGAATTACAAAGGGTACAAGAGCACTGTCTACACACTCTTGGAAGCGGATGCAAACGCAACAAACGAAGAAATCCGAACGGCTGAAGCGGCTCAAGACTTGGAATTTCCACGTGGAGCCGACACAATCGTTCCAGAAGCCATCCGAAGAGCAACATATGAGATTGCTCATGAGCTTCTTGATGGGAAAGACCCCGAATTGGAACTGGAGACTCTTGGCATCATCAGTCAGAGTTATGCTGCTGTGAGAACATCCTATTCCAGAAATCAGGTTCCTATCGAACATATCATCAATGGTATCCCAAGTTCCCAGGTGTGGAGATGGATCAAACCCTTCCTTCGTGAAGATGATGCCATCACACTCGCTCGCATTAGTTAGGAGGTTGATCGACATCTTTACTTTGGGCAGAAGGCAGGCACTATCATGGCTATCCGTGTTTCGAGACAAAATGCTGACGCCTTGGTCAGGGAGTTTGGTAATCTAAGAGTTTCGAGGCAGCATGTTGAAGCTCTAGTTCTAATTCCACCCCCTCCACCAGACCTCCGTATCTCACGTCAGACCATTGAGGTATTGGTTGATGGTCCAATTGTACTACCAGTGACAGCCCGTGTTTCGAGACAAAACGTAGCCATCTTATGTGAAGAAACTCCTGAAGTCCGTATCTCAAGACAAGGTGTCGAGGTTCTGCTTAAAGAGACACCAAATATTTGGGTATCGAGACAAAACGTAGAGGTTTTGAGAGAGGTAGTTATCTATTGGGCAGAGGCAACTTCAGTCCTCAGTCTTGAACAGGCAACAACTGTGTTCACTAACCAACTCCGAATCCGGTACTACGGGACCATTCATGAGGCGGAAACGTATTTCGCCAATCGACTTCATGAACAAGCTTGGACCAAGTCAAGAGCAGTTGATCGAAAGAAAGCCCTTTGGGCATCATCACTGATTATTGACGCACTTAACTACAAAGGAGATAAGCATCCCGTCTATGAAATCTTACAAGCAAATTCTGAAGCCGCCGCTGAAACTCTCAGAGCAGCAGATGATTCGCAAGTCTTAGAATTTCCACGGGATGCCGACACGGAAGTTCCCGAAGAGATTCGTGTAGCCTCTTATGAGATTGCTCACTCTCTTCTTGATGGGAAAGACCCTGAACTAGAACTCGAAACTTTGGGTATTATAAGTCAAGGTACCCATGGCGTAACGACGAGTTACAGTCGGAATCAAATTCCTATCGAACACATCATCAACGGGGTACCTAGTCCGCAAGCCTGGCGTTTGCTGATACCATACCTACGCGAAGATGATGCAATCGTACTCTCTCGGGTTTCTTAACCGAGAATCACGTTCACTGACTGCGTAAGTCAGGTTTACACCGCCATACATAGGTTCACCGCTACTGGTATGGCGTAACATCCAGCGGGTATCGTTTGGAGATTTTCCCATGTTTGATGCGAAGAATTTGTACTTGGACCTTTCTGAAATTTCTTGTTTTGACAACGAAGGTGACGCTGGTGGTGACGCTGGTGGTGACGCTGGTGGTGACGCTGGTGGTGACGCTGGTGGTGACGCTGGTGGTGACGCTGGTACCAAGAAGGTACCCGCTGAAAAGATGCACACCACTGATGCTGTCAACAAGATCGTTGAGGAACGTCTGGCCCGAGATCGGAAGAGTCGCGAAGCTGCCAACAAGGAAGAGTATTCCAAGTTGGAAACCAGCTACAATGAACTCTTGGAGGTCAAGAGTCTTTCTGATGAGGAGCGGACGAAAGTTGAATCCCGATTGGAGGAAGTCAAAAACCAATTGCGGACGAAAGAGGAAAGAGCCAAGCACGAGAAAGACAAGCAGAAATCGTCTTTCGAGAAGCAGTTGTCAGAGGCTAACGCCGAACGCAAAATATGGGAACAACGATTCCACGATCAAGGGATCGACCGGTCCTTGCAAGATGCAGCGGTGGACAATGACGCTTACAATGCCGACACGGTGATGCGTTTGCTTCGCCCCCTGACAAGTCTGAAACCCGTTGTCGATGAGACTACGGGTGCAGAGACTGGTCAGTATCGTGCCATTGTCGACTTCCCCGATCATGATGATTCGGGTGCTGAAGTCACTTTTTCTGGTACTCCGAGTGAGATCGTAAAGCGGATGAAAGACCTTGGCCCCTACGCCAATCTCTTCACGCCGAACGTGGTCTCTGGTCTTGGTGCCAACAACGCTACCGGTGGCATACACACCGGGTCTAATGGTCAAGTCGATGCAAGTAAGCTTACCCAAGCTCAGTATCGAAAAATGCGGAAAGAGCAACCCGAAGCTCTTGGTCTTGCACCCAACTAGTCCTAGTGACCATTTTTATCGGGGTACTGAAAAAAACCTACTTTTGTAAACCGTTCTTATGGAGAACACACACATGAATTCTTTCTACCTCTGCAACTCGGAAGTTGCCTGCTTCGCCAATGACAATGACGCCTTCGTGCCCGAGAAGTGGGCCAATGAAGGTCTGGCTATCCTCGAAGAGAACATGGTGATGGCTCACCTGGTTCACCGGGATTTTGAGGACGAAGTCCAGAAGTACGGCGACGTGGTCAACACCCGTCGGCCGAACAAGTTCAAGGTTGACCGTAAGGTCGACGGCG